GAACCCACGAGACACCCTCCATTGCGGGGGTGTTTTTTGTTTGCCTATCTGAGAGGTACAACAAATTATCCTAAAGATAGGCAACAAATATCTTTTTGAGTTGTGAGGTTTGAGAGATGACCCCATTTGAAGAGGTTCTGGCGAGGACTATCGTCCGGACAAAACGTGATTTGGTGCGGGATACGGCACCGACACAGGCGATTGCTGCACGGTTGCCGATGTCTGTGCCACCGAGGAGCTTGCGATATTACCTAAATAAGCTCGAAAAAAAGGGCTTTTTGGGTCGTCCACTGGGTCCAAAACGTGGCTGGACGTTAACGGGTATCGCTACTGCTGCATGATTTCGTGTAGTGATATTTAAGAAATGAAAAAACCGACCTAGATGTGACGGAATGTGACGTGGCTGGTACTAAAGTTAAGAAAACCGATCTGCGGAAGAAGATACAAGAGTGCGGCGGTGTTATCAGCGACGTGGCTGATGCTTATCGCGTTCATCGGCAGACTGTATATCGCTGGCTTGAGCGCTTTAATTTGTGGGACGAGGTGAACAATGCCCGCGTGAGTGTGGGACTGGTTGCTGACGACATTATTTATCAGCGATTGATGAACCCGGACGAGGACAAGGCGTGGGATGCGGCTAAGTTCGTCAAGCTGCACCTGAGCGACCGGGGTGATTCTGTACCGCTTTCGCCACGGATTGCGGCGTTGTTGCTGCGTGAGGGCATCAGCATTAATGCACTGATGGAGAATTTGGAGATGTTGATTGAGGCGGGTGTGGCGACACGCATGCATTGATCTTTAGCTATGTTTGGCGGGTTGGATGGCAGGTAGACAAAGATTCACGAAGCGGGCGTTTTTCGCTGCGATTGAGGGCAGCCACGGGATCAAGACGCTGGTGGCTTCCCGGGTGGGGTGTTCTGTTTCCACGGTTAACAATTATTTTAAGCGGTATCCGGATTTGTTGGATGCCTTTGAGGTTGAACGGGATGCGATCATCGATGTGGCGGAGACGAAGTTGTTTGATGATGTGTACCGGGGTGACCAACGGGCGTATATGTTCACGTTGACGACGATTGGTAAAGATCGTGGGTGGACGACCCGGCGCGAGATCACGGGTGCCCATGGTGCGCCGATCACGCTGGAGCTGAGTGCGGAGACCTTGGAACTGATGCGGCGTATGAATTTGGAGATGTCGGCGGTGGCATCTGAATTTGAGGCGATTATCCGGGTGCAGGCAATCAAGATGGGATTATTGCATGAGTGATTTGAAGCAGCGCGTTTTGCGGATGGAGTGGGTACGGGGTGGTGATTTGATCCCTCATCCGGACAACCCGAGGGAGCATCCTGAGAAACAACGGCAGGCGTTCCGGCAATTGACTGATGAGGTTGGTTTTGCCGGGGCGCTTTTGGCTTTTGAGACGGATGCCGGATTGCAATTGATTGACGGGCATTTGCGGCAGGACGAGTTGACGGATGAGGTGCTGCCTGTGCTGGTGACTGATTTGACTCCAGAGGAAGCCAGGGCGTTGCTGATTTCGCACGATCCACTGGGGATGCTGGCGACGATCAACAAGGAGCGCTTCCAGGCATTGACTTATGAGGTGGCTTCTGGATTTGAGGGGCTGCGGGAGAGCATGCAGGCGTTCTCTAAAAAGGCGGGCGTGGCATGGGGCGCACCTGGTGAGATTGAGGAGGTTCCGGCGGCATTGGATAAAGCGGATGCCTTGCGGGAGAAGTGGGGGACGGCGCGGGGACAGGTGTGGCTGGTGGGGTCTCATCGGTTGATGTGCGGGGATAGCACGGATGCTGATGATGTGGCGCAGCTGCTGGACGGGGCAAAACCCCGGCTGATGGTGACGGATCCGCCATATGGTGTTGAGTACGATCAATCTTGGCGCAGTGAAAACCGGACGGGTGTGGTCACAAACGACGATCAGTTTGACTGGCGTGAGGCTTATGCGCTTTCCCCGGCGGAGGTGGTGTATTGCTGGCACGCGAGTCGGTATGCGGCACAGGTGCAGAGTGGTCTGGAGGCGGTTGGGTTTGAGATCCGGGCGCAGATTATCTGGAATAAGAACAGACAGGTGTTTAGCCAAGGGCATTATCACTGGAAACATGAGCCGTGTTTGTATGGGGTGCGTAGAGGAGCCAACGCCGGGTGGATTGGTGACCGGACTCAGACGACGGTTTGGGATATTGACATGGACGCGGATGCTCCTGGGGGACATGGTACGCAGAAACCCGTGGAGGCGATGGGGAGACCAATCCGCAATCATGAGGGGGATGTGTATGATCCGTTTTGTGGGAGTGGGACGACTTTGGTGGCATGTGAGCAGCTGGGACGGGTTGGCTTTGGGATGGAGATCGATCCCGGATATGTGGGTGTGATCCTTGAGCGACTGGCGGGGATGGGGCTAGTTCCACGACAACACGGGGCGGTTGCCCCAAATGTTGACTAACTTGCCTGTTTAGGCGCTGTGTTGCGGTTTTATAGGTATGTAACGATCTCGGCTGGTAGCAAGAAGCCGTTGGCTGTGGTTTTGATGGTGAAATGCTCAATTTTGTTGGTGCCGTAGTTGTAAAACGCGAGGGTATGGGTGTATTGGTCGATATGGATGGCGTTGTTGTCTTCTATCACGCTCATGCCGAAGTCGGCATCTACATGCATGAAAGCTTGGTTGTCGATCGTTATTTCTATGTTTAGTGGGTAGGTTTTGTATGTCATTTTTTGGTACCTTTCGTTGGTTGTTTTCGTTACACACACAGTAACTCTGAATGGTGATTAAGTGAAGTCAATCTGACCCCTAAACTGTGGGGGTATGGTGCGATGATAGGGTTTCTGGGAGCCTAGAATGAGCCGGGAGTTGAACATTGCTGCGCAGTTGGCATCGCAATTGTTGGAGGTGCCGATTTATAAATTGTTTTCTCATCGCGAGTATGAGCTGCGGGGGAATATTGCGCTGCTGCCGGAGTTGCAGGACGAGGACGAGGTGTTGTTGGTGGGGGCTGCCGGAACGGGTAAGACCTTGGGCATCCTGAACTACCTGCACCAGATTGCATTGACCTATTCCGGGGCGCGGATCCTGATTGTGCGGAAGGTGCGGGCGGACATTGCGGGATCTGTGTTGGTGACGTTTGAGCGGGATATTCTGGGGGACGACAACCCGATTTGTGCCACGGTGCAGCGTGAGAACCGGAAGGTATATCGGTATCCGAACGGGAGCGAGATCGCTGTGGGGGGTATGGATCGACCGGGGCGCATTTTGTCGGCTGAGTACGACATTATTTATGCGGCTGAGGCGATTCAGTTGACGCTGGAGGACTGGGAGACGTTGGTGATGCGTAACCGGAGTACGGCGGTGCCTTTCCAGCAGGTGATTGCCGATACGAACCCGGATAGACCGGATCATTGGTTAAAGCAACGGGCTGATGACGGACTGGTGAAACTGCTCAACACTTATCACGAGGATAACCCAAAATATTGGGATATAGACAAGGGTGAGTGGACAGCGGACGGGGTGAATTATGTACTGGGTAAGTTGGCGCGGCTGACCGGGGTGCGTAAGTTGCGGTACAAGGACGGGAAGTGGGTGATCGCGGAGGGTGCCATTTATGACGATTGGCGCGAGGACGTTCACCTGATTGACAGCTTTGAGATACCCCTCCAGTGGCGACGGTTCCGGGTGGTGGACTTTGGGTATAACAACCCGTTTGTTTGTCAGTGGTGGGCGATTGACCCGGACGGGCGTATGTATTTGTACCGGGAGCTGTATCAGACGCAGCAGCTGGTGAGTGACCATGCGACCCGGATTAAGGCGTTGACGGGTAGTGAGAAGATCGAGACGACGATTTGTGACCACGATGCTGAGGGGATGGCGACGCTGCGGGCGAATGGTATCCCGACGAAACCAGCCAAAAAAGCGGTGAGTACGGGTATCGAGGCGGTGTCCTTGCGGCTGCGGGTGCAGGATGATGGCAAACCGACGGCTTATATCTTCCGGGATGCGTTGGTGGAGCCGGATCGGGAATTGGAAGAGGCGAAGTTGCCGCTCTGCACCAAGGACGAGTTGCCGGGGTATGTGTGGGCGGACAAAAACAAAAAAGAGGAGCCTGTGAAAGAGCATGACCACGGGTGCGACGCGTTCCGTTATGCGGTGATGTATTTGGACGGGGCGAAATCTGAGACTAGGGCTGTGGGCGGGCGTGGTTCCCGGAGCCGGAGAGGTGGACGGAGACGATGAATAGACAACGGCGACAGTTATTGGTGAAGGACGGCAACCCGTTTATGGCGGTGGTGGCGGCATTGGCTCCTGTGGGTTGGTGGCAGTTCAGCGGGGACAGTGCCACGATTAGCGACCTGAGCGGGAACGGTGCGCATTTT